GAACGCTGCTACGGCCCTTCCTGACGCGCCTTACATCCAGGCAGAAGACCTGATCATGCCCTACGGCGCGGCCAACGTGTACACCTGTGAGCGGGTGACGCACATAATGCGCAAGACGAAGAACGAAATCAAGCGTTTGCAGGTCGCGGGGTTCTACCGTGACATCGACCTTGGCGAACCCGTCGTTTTTCACTCCGACATCGAGAAGAAGAAAGCCGAAGACCAAGGCTACACGCTCAATGAAGACAACCGATACCCGCTGATGGAGATTCACGTTGAACTGGATCTCCCTGGCTACGAGGACGAAAACGGCATCGCGTTGCCGTACGTGGTCACCATTGACAAAGGCACGCAAAACACGCTGGCCATTCGGCGCAACTGGGAGGAAGACGACCCGCTCAAGCGCAAACGACAGCACTTCGTGCAGTACACGTACATCCCTGGTTTCGGGGCCTACGGCCTGGGGTTCATCCACCTCATCGGTGGCTACGCCCGCGCAGGCACGAGCATCATCCGGCAACTGGTGGACGCGGGCACGCTGAGCAACCTCCCCGGCGGGCTGAAGGCGCGGGGCCTGCGGATCAAGGGCGACGACACGCCCATCGCCCCGGGCGAGTTCCGCGATGTGGACATCCCCTCCGGGGCTGTGCGCGACAACATCATGCCGTTGCCGTACAAGGAGCCCAGCCAAGTCCTGGCGGCGCTGCTGGAGCGCATCACGGAGGAGGGCCGCAGGCTTGCGGCCATCGCAGACCTCAAGATCAGCGACATGTCGGCCCAGGCGCCAGTGGGCACCACCCTGGCCATCCTGGAGCGGCAGTTGAAGACCATGTCGGCGGTGCAGGCCCGGGTCCACGCCAGCTTGAAGATGGAATTCAAGCTGCTCAAGCAGATCATCCGCGACCACCTCCCGCCCGACTACCCCTACACGCCAGAGGGCGGCGACCGCAAGGCCAAACAGGCCGACTACGACATGGTGGAGGTGATCCCCGTCAGCGATCCCAACGCCGCCACGATGGCGCAGCGCATCATGCAGTACCAAGCGGCGCTGCAGCTTTCGCAAGGGGCCCCGCAGATCTACGATCAAACGTACCTGCATCGCCAGATGCTGGAGGTGCTGGGCATCAAGAACGCTGAGCGGATGGTGGCCACGCCCGAGGACCAGAAGCCTCGGGATCCCGTCACGGAGAACATGGACGTTCTGCGCATGCGCCCGCTCAAGGCGTTCGCGTACCAGGACCACGAGGCGCACATCGCCACGCATCAGGCGTTCATGCAGGATCCCCGCATCGCAGCAGTCCTGGGACAAAATCCCATGGCGCAGCAGATGATGGCAGCGCTCATGGCGCACATCGCGGAGCACACGGCGTTCGCGTACCGGGCCCAGGTGGAGATGAACCTGGGCGTGCCCCTGCCACCGCTCAACGCGGAAGGCGACACCCCGGTGGCCCCCGAGGACGAGAAGACGCTGGCACCGCTCATCGCCGCTGCCGCCCAGCGCACGATGGTGCAGAACCAAGCCATGGCCGCACAGCAGCGGGCCCAGGCAGCGTCGCAAGACCCGACACTGCAGATCCAGCAGGCCGAGTTGCAGTTGAAGGCCGAAGAGCTTCGACGTAAGGAAGCCGACAGCCAGCGCGACTTCCAGATCGCCCAGCAGAAGCTCCAGCTTGAGCAAGCTCGCCTCGCGCTCGACGCCCAGAAGAACCAGGGGGAGCCGCCGCAGATGAAGGCGGTACGTGCGCAGCAGGAGCTGTCGCACAAGGAACAAGCGCATCAGCAGAAGATGCGTCAACAGGCGCAAGCTGCAGCCCTCAAGGCCGCACAACAAGCCCAGCGGGCTGCGCAACGTCCGCAGAGCAAGGAGTAACACATGACGACTACTGCGTTTGACGTAGTCCTCAAGGAACTGTCGGAGCGGCGTGATGCTCTTACGCAAGCTCTTACAGCAGGTTCGGCAAGAGACTATGCCGAATACAAGAATCTGTGCGGAGAAATCCGGGGTCTTTCTCTCGCGCAGTCCTACATCACCGACCTCGTGCGACAAATGGAGCAATCCGAAGATGAGTGAACTTGTCCTTTCGGACGGAAAATCAACGTCCGTCCTCCCCGAAACGCCTGAAGAGAAGGCACGCCAACTGCCGGATCCGAAGACGTACCGCATCCTCTGCATGCTGCCGGAGGCCGAAGAGTCCTACGAGAGTGGGCTTCTGAAGGCAGGCCAGACCCTGCACTTCGAGGAGGTACTGTCTCCTGTGCTGTTCGTGGTCAAGATGGGCCCCGACTGCTACAAGGATCCCATCCGCTTCCCCTCTGGTCCCTCCTGCAAGGAAGGTGACTTCGTCCTGGTTCGCCCGAACACCGGCACGCGGATCAAGATCCATGGACAAGAGTTCCGCATCATCAATGACGACAGCGTCGAAGCCGTCGTTCAAGACCCGCGTGGCATTCAGAGGGCATGACCATGGCACTGGACAACCAAGAATTCAAGTTCCCTGACGAAGTTCAGGTGGTCGCTGACGACAAGAAGGTGGACTTCGAGATCGAAGGTGACGCAGAGATCGAGGTGGTGGACGACACCCCCGCGCCCGACCGTGGGCGCGAACCGATGCGGGAGCCTCCTTCAGAGGTTACCGACGAGGAACTGACGAAGTACAGCGACAGCGTCAAGCAGCGCATTCAGCACTTCTCCAAGGGCTACCACGAGGAGCGACGCGCCAAGGAAGCGGCGCTGCGCGAACGCGAGGAAGCCCTGCGGTTGGCGCAGAACCTCATCGAGGAGAACAAGAAGCTTCAAGGCACCCTTGGGCAAGGGCAACAGGCGCTCCTGGAGCAGGCAAAGCAGACGGCCACGGCGGAAGTCAGCGCGGCCAAGCAGAAGCTCAAGGACGCGCATGAAGCCTTCGATACCGACGGTATCGTGTCTGCGCAGGAGGAGTTGGCCAGAGCGGTCAACAAGATGGAGCGGCTGAACGCGGTGAAAGCGGCAGCGCCCCCTGTACAAACGCCACAAGCCGTGGTACAAACGCCCCCGACGCTGCCTCAACCCGATGCCAAAGCGCTTGCGTGGCGAGATGCCAATCAGTGGTTTGGGTCGAACAGGCGGATGACCGCAGTGGCTCTGGAGGTACATCACGAGCTAGTCAGTGACGGGCTTGACCCCACCAGTGACGAATACTACGCACGTGTCAACGCAGAAATGCGCAAGGTTTTCCCGGAAGCGTTCCCCTCCGCAAAACCCAGCAAAGCGTCCAACGTAGTTGCCCCGGCAACGCGCAGCACAGCGCCCAAGAAGATCGTGCTGACGCAGACCCAGGTCACCCTGGCCAAGCGGCTAGGACTCACGCCTGAGCAGTACGCTCGGGCTGTTGCGGAACAGATGAGGAAAGACAATGGCTGACCAACGAACCCCTCGCGAAGCTGAAACTCGCGCCAAAGCAGAGCGGCCCATGACCTGGAAGCCCGCTGAACTGCTCCCGGAAGTGACCCCGGTTCCCGGATACGTCTACCGGTGGGTTCGCGTCAGCACTCTGGGGACCGCCGATCCCCGGAACATCACCTCCAAGTTCCGCGAAGGCTGGGAGCCTGCCAAGGTTGCCGACCATCCTGAGCTTCAGCACCTGTGCGATCCGCAGTCGCGGATTCCGGGCTCCCTGGAGATCGGTGGCCTCATCCTCTGTCGAACCCCCAAAGAACTTGTTGATCAACGGAATGCTTTCTACCAGGGTCAGGCGGCTGGTCAGATGGAGTCCGTGGACAACACCTTCATGCGCGAGAACGATCCCCGTATGCCGCTCTTCAAGAACCGGCGTTCTGAGGTCTCGTTCGGACGCGGACAGTAACTAAGGAGTCTTTCATGTCCTACCCCTCGATTGACAAGCCTTACGGCCTTCAGCCGGTCAATCTGAAGGGCGGTATCCCGTTCGCGGGTTCCACCCGGATGATCCCCATCGGCCAGGGCTACAGCACCAACATCTTCAACGGTGACGCCGTCGGCCTGTCCAACGGCAACTCCATCATCACCCCGTACAACGCGGACACGCAGTCCGCTGCCGCTGCGGGCGACATCGTCGGCGTCTTCCTGGGCTGCGAATACAGCACCGGGTCGGGCCCGATCTTCGGCAAGCTGCGCCAGCAGTACTGGCCGGCAAGCACCAACGCCCCGGACGCCGTTGCCTACGTGCTGGACGATCCCAACGCCCTGTTCAAGGCCGTTGTGGTGGCGCAGCCGCAAGGTTCGGCCAACACGCAACTGAACACCGGCACGACCGTCGGCTACATGTCGCCGTCGTTCCTGGGCACCAACGCCTTCCTGATCGCCGGCAACGGCGGCTCGACGGCAACCGGCAACTCGCTGGCTGGTGTTTCGGGTGGCAACCCCACGGTGGCTTCGTCGGTGGCTGGCAACATCCGCCAGACGGTCGGCACGGGTGCGGGCACTTCGCCTTGCCTGCGCGTGATCCAGTTGGTCCCCGAGACGGCGGTCACGGTTCAGACCGCTCTGTCCTCGTCGCCTTCCGGTGCCACGACCTTCACCGTCGCGTCTACCACGGGCATCGTCCCGGGTATGCAGTGCGTCATCGCGGGCATCAGCGGCAGCACCGCTGGTTCGCCGGGTAGCAACCTGACGGTCACGGGCGTGGTCACCTCCACCTCGACCATCACGGTCAGCGCCAGCGTCACGGCGTCATCTGGGGCCTCGGTCAGCTTCATCGGCTACCCCGAAGTCATCGTTGGGTGGAACTTCGGTTACCACTCGTATCTGCTGGCCGCTGGCGTCTAAGGAGACCTCATCATGGCAATTTCTCGCGCACAGCTTCTCAAGGAACTGCTCCCCGGTCTGAACGCGCTGTTCGGTCTGGAGTACAAGCGCTACGGCGAAGAGCACAAGGAGATCTACGAGGTCGAGACCTCTGATCGCTCGTTTGAAGAGGAGACCAAGCTCTCCGGCTTCAGCGCCGCTCCGGTGAAGAACGAAGGCCAAGCCCTGTCGTATGACAACGCTCAGGAAGCCTGGACCGCTCGTTACAACCACGAGACCATCGCGCAGGGCTTCTCCATCACCGAAGAGGCGATGGAAGACAACCTGTACGACAGCCTCTCGGCGCGGTACACCAAGGCGCTCGCCCGGGCCATGGCCTACACCAAGCAGGTCAAGGCCGCTGCCATCCTGAACAACGGTTTCAACGCCGGTGTCGTGTATGGCGACGGTCAGTCTCTGTTCAGCACCGCTCACCCGCTGGTGTCCGGTGGCACCAACAGCAACCGTCCCACAACGGGCGCTGACCTGAACGAGACCTCGCTGGAAGCCGCCGTGATCCAGATCGCTGGTTGGACGGATGAGCGCAACCTGCTCATCGCTGCCCGCCCGCGCAAGCTGATCGTTCCCCCGGCCCTTCAGTTCGTCGCCACGCGTCTGCTGGAAACCAACCTCCGTGTTGGCACCAACGACAACGACATCAACGCGCTGAAGAACAACGGCTCGGTCCCCGAGGGCTACACGATCAACCACTGGTTGACCGACACCAACGCGTGGTTCCTGACCACCGATGTGCCCAACGGCCTGAAGCACTTCGTGCGGGTGCCCCTGGCAACCTCCATGGACCAAGACTTCGACACGGGCAACTCGCGGTACAAGGCGCGTGAGAGGTATTCTTTCGGCGTTTCTGATCCGCTCGGGGCGTGGGGCAGTCCCGGCGCCTGAGCTAAGTCCTTGTTTTACAAGGCGAAAGGGGCTTCGGCCCCTTTCTTTTTGCCCGTGTGATACACTATCGCCTGATACAACCTGGAGGCCGCATGGGCATCATCTACCGCATCACTTGTTCCGCAAACGGGAAGCTCTACATCGGCAGCACCGTCAACCAGACGCAGCGGTGGGCAAGGCACCGCAGACAAATGCGAGACGGTACGCACCCCAACAAGAGCATGTTGGCGTCTTGGAACAAGTATGGCGAAGCCGCGTTCGTGTTTGAAGTACTAGAGAGCGTTGATGATCCTGCCGCTTTGTTCGCCGCCGAGCAGAAGTACCTTGATGAACACGCAGGGAAAGACTATTGTTTCAACTGGGCTAAGTACGCCGACGCCCCTATGCGGGGGAAATCTGGTTCAGAGACCCCAAACTACGGGAAAAAAGTACCTGAAGAAGTGCGGGGAAAAATAAGCGCATCATTAATGGGCGGGAACCATCCTAACTGGGGTAAACATCTCCCAGAAAGTACCAAAATTAAAA